ACAGGTGATACAGGTGCGACTGGCTCTAGCGGTATAGCATCGCTTCCTAACACTTACGATACATCTGCTATTGGTGTTTTGATATCAACCAGTCCAACCAATATTAGTGCTATTAGCGTAACCACAACCTCTATAGGATACATATGGGCAACCTCGTCCATCGAATTTGACAATGTGGGTGCAGCGGATACTCTAAATATTCTGATATCAATCAATTCCGAAGCACCATTCGCAAAAACATATCCTATTGCAGCAAATTCAAGCAGAAATATTACTATTAGCCAAAAAAATGGAAGTGTTCTAATCCCTGGTTCATATATTGTTAGAGTACAAGTCTATCTTACATCAGGAACAGGCACTGTTTCATTTACAAACCAAAATACCTTTGCCATCGGCAATCTTTCTTAGTCTACATCGTCCATTGTAGCATCCGTATCGCCCTCTGTTGCGTAGAGGCGTGTCCATTCGCGTGCGTTTGTATCATACGCAGCACGATCTGACTTGTACAGTGCTGCAATATCCGGTGATAGCGGATCACTTGGATTTGCGTCATTAAGCAGACTCAGAATGGAGAGAAGCACCTTGGAAATTGTTAGAGCAGGACTCCATTGGTTTTTTAGAATATCCAGACAAATGCCGCCAGCGGAATTAATGTTTGGATGATAAATCTTTGTATTAAACTGAACATGCGGTTGCTTAAACGGATATTCAGTCGGAAAACGAATCCCTAGACGGAACACACCACCTTCATACGGAGTACCCGTGGGACCAAAGATAACGCCCTCCCAATTGAATATATCATCCTTGACAGGTCCCGCCGAGCATCCTGCGGGCGGATCCCGTTGAATTTCCTCCAGTTCTTTCTGAATGCGTCGTTGAGCCATATGAATACAAAAGAGAGTCTACAAAAGGCGTTATCGTTCAAGGTTGTATCAATTTTTGGTGGATGTGCGTGGCTACGCCAGAAAGTACGCCGCAACAGCCGGTGCAAGCATAAATGGAATATCGACCACAATACTATTTCCCAAATAAAACAGTGCGTCCTCATCACCCGTTTCTCCGAATTTATAATCGCTCGGAAATCCAAACATTCCTAACGTCTCTTTCACGGTTAATCGGCGAATTGTATCACCGACCTTGTACAGACCCGTTTTTGCTCCGGGTCCACCAGAACTCGCACACACCGTTACGCCTACCGCCGCCGTACTGTAGATACGTTCACCCTGACGACCGCCTTTCGGTTTGGCGGCGGCTTCGGCGACCTCCGCCGCCGCAACGGCTGCTGCCCTTTCCTGTTCACTCGTCGCCGCCTCCACACGACGCCGTGCGGTCGCTGCGGCCGCAATCGCCGCATCCATAACCGCCTGTTTTTTCGCATTGAGTTTTGGAAATACGTCCGCAAGAACGTGCGGCTTCGATGCGTCCACCTTGGCTTTCGTCGGCTTGTTCACAATCGTATACCGAGTCGCATCTAAATCATTCCTATTGACAGTTGTGTCAAGAATCGCCGATACTGGTCGGGTTGCGACGACGGGTTTTGGGAACACAAAGGGTGTACCCTTAGTCGCCACGATAAATATCCGCTGTCTCGCTTGGGGAGAGCCGTAGTCCGTCGCATCAATAACTTCGGAACGGACTAGGTAGCCGCGGTCGGTTAAGGCCGTTACGATTGTGGTGTACGTTTTGCCACCGTCATGGGTTTTAAGATTTTTGACGTTTTCTAAAATACACATAGGTGGTTGTTTCGCATCAATGATTTTGAGAATATCGTAGAATAGATTGCCTTTTTCTGCGTCCTTGAATCCTTCGCCGTTGCCTGCAATACTGAACGGCTGGCAGGGAAATCCCGCACAGAGAAGTTCAAAGTCGGGCATCGTGGCGGGATTCAGTGTACGAATATCGGATGCGGGCTCAAGACCATAATTCTCTTTGTAAATACGTCGCACTCCTTCGTCAATATCACAGGCCAGAACACACTGAAACTGACTGCTGTAACGCCGAAATGCGGTGTGAAACGCTCCTAGACCACAAAAGAGATCTATGTAGCGTATGGGCTTTTGTGTATCCATTATGAACTGTAGTTTATTTGAAACCACAGTTCATAGAATGTCAATTTTTGATTATTTACGGTTGCGTTTTACTGTTTTACGACCACGTCTCGGTGGTGCGGTACTTGGTAAATTGCCGGGTTTTCCCCACGGGAAGCGTGTAGACCGAGGTGGAGTCGAAAGTCCGCTCTGTAGAATCTGTTTTGGAACTTCCGCAGCCTGCTTGTTCGGACGAAACGCATTGTTGTTCGTAATCACTTCAACATTTTCGTTCGGTTCAAACATATTTCTAACGTTTTTACCTTCACGAACAGCATGTTCACGGTTCTTGTTTCCCATCGCAAGAACACGGGAATAATGCTTCATGGTCTTTTTCGGAGTGTTCGGCGCCCGCATCCTTTACTATGGTGGCACAATACAATTTCCTGCGTCTGTTTTGAGAATCGCCGTTTTATAGTCTGTTGCCTTTGTATACATCACAAAATAGTCACCTACAAGTTCTGCATCACTGTGAAGAATGTACGGCGGTATATACATTCCACAGCCGTACGGAATTGCGAAACGTGTTAAATACAGCGTGTCATTCATGTATTTGCCAAGCACGATATGACCGGATGCGGTTGGTAATTTAGGCTGATGAAAGTGTGGTGTATTATGCTCTTCAATATAAAAACCGTTCTCGGGCTTGTTAATAAAATCTTTAACATAATTTTTACCAATCGACATATCAAACATCGGCATTGGACAAGGATTTCGCAGATTGAATATATCACGTTCTCGTACAATACGAGCACCGTAAAATCCTACATGTTCGTCGGTTGTCGTCTCCACCGGTATATGAATTGTATCTACATCTGTCCAAAAAACGTCATTTTTGCCGAATATATTGTTATGGGGAGACAAGGTTGCTGTATTTGCCCATTTCCCGCTAATTTCCGCATATCTGGGAACCTTCCATTTCCGTCGGTAAGGTGGAATGCGTCTCGAAGGCTCTTGTTGTAAGTATCCATCTTTAAAGACCACAACTTGATTTGTATCTGTAAATAGATTCATCATTGTATTGGTTATCATATGTGACTCATCGGTGTCTCCTTTGCGACGAATAAAGAGATCGTCCATGGTGGATCCTCTACATAAAGGGTTTGAAAAAAATTGACGGCCATTTTGTCATGTAAACATTCTTAGCCACGTTTATTTACTTCCTTTCAGTATGTCTGTTCGTATTGCTTCCCCTTCCAAATTGTGGATTGAGCCTCTCCTACAGGCTCGCAAGGACATTTGGACGTTCTTTCCCGTTACAGTTGTTCCGCTCGGTTCGGATGAGAATGGAGCGGAATGCCACGCAGTTCAATGGCATATGAAGAATCTACATAGTTGGATTCGCCTATGGGGTATGCCACGTGTGGCTATTTATGATCGTCTTATGGTATCGCTCAAGCGGAGTTCGAAGTGGTCTGTCGATCCGCCTAGGGATGCGTCCATGATTTGCGTTCTTCGGATGCGGTTTAATGGGTCTACACCGGCTGTCACGTCTGTCTCCACGCCACCACTCCGTTATCTCAACGATATTAAGCGTTATTACCCTGTTGTGTGGCACCGCATTTCCTCAACTTCCAACAATTCCATCTATTCGGTTGAATTGTATACCAATGTCGTCGCAAAGATGTCGGCTGCGGCGGGGTACGACGTAACTCAAAAAGTTATTAAGGAGTTAATGGCGGCTCTCAAGGAAAGCCCTTCGTGGGTAGTGTATCCGAGTGAGTCAAAGCAGGAGATCTGTAGACTACAGATTGTTCCACGTGCTCAACAAATGTGTTAGTCTGCCCTATGAATTATACCAGTTCTTTCTCACTATTTTTTCGTGTGTTTAAACTACACAGAGTGTAGCCATTCTCTGTTTCGCAAATATGATACGTTTCCTTGTCATTTTTACCAAATACATTTGCGGATTCAATCGTCCTGTAAATATCTGTATGGATAACAAGGCGAATATTCAACAAGTCTGCCAATTCATTGTATAGAAACACATCAAAGTCCGGTATGGCGTCTGTTAGGCGTTTCTCTTTCATACGATTCATAACCGTATGAATAAGGGTCGCTGTAAATTGGTCATCGTTGTAATACGCAATCGCAATCGTACGAAAGAGTTCTTTAATGTTGCGCATCTCTAGATTGAACGATTGTTTCATGAATGTGATTCAATTTTTCATTTAATGCGTCATATATATAATCCGGGCGTTCTATTTCGCAGATTGTGCGGTTGAGTGACGTAAAATATGGCGTTCCCGTATGTATTTCGGCCAACTGGCACGCATTAGACAATTGTACGAGACGCAAGCCGAATTTATGATTTTGAACCATTAATGAGTAAAATTGATAATAGACATACGCTCCTATAATGACGACGATGCCGACAATACATATATCCGTGTACATTGTATGCTGAGCGAAAAAGAAGAATAAATATGATTTAACTCAATTTTTTGGTTTCGTCAGTTTTCTTCGCAAGCGGTCGGCGTTTCTTTGCGAGTCCCGCACTGTAGAATCCATTCAAATCGGCGACTGTGACTGTATCAGGATTCGATGTAGCCGGAAATTTTACAAAGGATACACGTTTTAGCGTATGTTTGTAGAAATAGAGTCCATAGGGTCCTCGTTTAATCGTAAAGTCACCCAGGGTTCGGCTGTACGCAGTTTCCGTCGTCGCAAAACTAATTTTCGCCTTCAGTTTCTCTTGAATATCCTCTAACGATTCGCCGCCTTTGAGAGGAATACGTGTTGTGCCGCATTCCACGTACCATCCATAGGGTCCTTTCTTTTTACGGATTTCGGTGGTATCCAGCATTCCTAACAAATCTCCTGCTCGTGCTTCTGCGGCTGCGGTGAAGGCGGCGGCGGCGTCATCTGCTGTTGCGGTTTCGAAGGTTGTCGTCGGCGGAAGCGGTGCGAAGGTCGCTTTCGCTGTTTTCGGGGCGCCGGCGGGTGGGTCTCGGACAAATAGGGGGCCCTTGCGGCTGAGAATGACCTTCACATTCGGTGCGAGGATGCGTTCACGAGCCGCCTTGTTTGCGGTGGATGTGCCGGTGGTCATGGTGGCGTAGCGGTCTTTGTAGGTGTCCCATGTCGTCTGAAGGAGTGATTTCCAGGGCTTCGTACCCTGTGCGATTCCGTCGAGATCACGTTCCATCGCCGCTGTGAAGTCGTAATTGAAGAGGTCGTTGTATTCGCGTGCGAGGAAGTCGGTTACGGAGCGACCGAGGGGTGTGGAACGGAGTTTGTTCTTTTCCGCACCGACTTTATGACTTGTGGTTGTTGATGTGGGCGGCCATTGATGAGGGACGAGTTGGAGATGGCTGCTGTCTTGCGTTTTGCCGTCGACGTTTGTCTTTTCCACGTAGTCTCTATCAAGGATAGTAGAGACAAGTGATGCGAAGGTAGAAGGGCGACCGATACCTCGGTGCTCCAAGTCGGCGATAAGAGACGCTTCCGTGTAACGACCTTTCGGTTTTGTAAACGCTTCATCGGCGAAGAGTTGGATCCACATGAGTGTTGCGTTTACGACAAGAAGCGGTGCCCAGGCGTTCCATTCCTGTACATCTGCTGCGTCGTCTTCGGGATTTTGACGTTCTAGACGACGCCAACCGTAGAAAGCGACTTTTGTCTGTTCTGCTGTCCAGGTGCGTGTCGGATCGGCTTCAATACAGAGTTGAGCCCGTCGCACATCCGTTACTGCGGGCGACATCTGGCATTGTATTGTACGCCGCCAAATGAGTTTGTAGACAGTGCGTTGTGACGCATCACTGATATCTGGTTCAGGATTTTCGGGATGTGTAGGACGAATGGCTTCGTGAGCGGCTTGGGCGGCGGGAAGTTCGGTGGCTTTTTTCGGTTTCTTTGCGGGCTCGCTTGTTGTAGCATTTAGAATATGCTGTCCTTCACTTCCAACATATTCCTTTCCGTACTGTGTTGTTATGTAGTTGCGAATTGTTGTGGCAGCTTCTACTGCAATTTGCGGGTTGTCTGTACGCATATACGTGATGAGACCTGCTTCGTACAATTTCTGGGCGGCTTGCATTGTTGTCTTGGGACTGAGTCCGTGAGCCGCCGAGGCTTCTTGTTGAAGCGTCGAGGTGATAAAGGGTTTCGGCGGTTGGCTTGTACTTATGCTTTCCTTCACTGTCAGGATTTTCGACGTCGGTTTTGCGTGTACGACGTTGAGAATGCGGCGGGCGGCGGCCTCATTCTCTACATCGGCGGTTGCTGCACTGAGAGGACGTATGGTCGTAGATGCGGAAGACCATTGTCCATGTAGTTTCCAAAACGCCTGCGATGTATGGCGTTCCACCTCTGCGTCACGTTCCGCAACGAGTCGCAGTGCGGGTGTTTGACAGCGACCCGCCGAGAGTTTGGGTGCGACACGATTCCAGAGGACTTTGCTGATTGTAAATCCGACGAGAAGATCCAGCATAGACCGTGCTTGTTGGGCGGACACCTTATTCATATCTAGACGGCGTGGCTCAGCCACTGCTGCACGGATTGCGGCAGGTGTAATTTCGTGAAAGACAATGCGTGACGTGGTCGCCGGATTCAGCTTGAGAAGAACGCAGACATGCCACGCAATCCCTTCGCCTTCACGGTCGTCGTCGGTCGCAAGAATAACCTCGGCTCCTTTCGCCGCCGATTTAAGTTTCGCAATCGCTTCCTTTTTAGTGGCCAGGTCTACATACGTAGGTTCCCAGCCACGGTCAATACCAACACTTGAAAGAGATTCCTCTAACGCACGAATATGCCCCATCGTTGCTTGGACACGGTATCCGTCGCCCAGGTAACTCTGTATTTTCGAACATTTCGCCGGTGATTCTACCACCACAAGTTTCATTTGATTTGTGTCTATATGACAATGGCTAAACTCAATTTTTCGAACGGCGTCGTGTGTGTCTTTTTCTGTGCTGTGTATTCTTACGACTCTTGGTTTTCCGATTTCCGCCTTTAAACATATCGCCTACGCCGACTTCGTCGTACACATATTTCACAACATGATCTATATCTTTATTGAAGACTAAATTGCGAGACTTCGCAATAAGCCGAATTGTGTTCTTGTAATGAGACGCACCAATATTCATAATCACGTGTGTGATTTCAGGATGTTCTGAAACATAGCGTTCTATTTGTTCGATAAAGCGTTCATCGTTGAGTTCACGAATTGTAGCCCGTGCTTTCTCTATAGGTACATCTCGTCCTTCAACATTTCCGCCCGCCAAAATAGCACCGACAATTGATTTTAAAGTATCCTTATTTTTACAGTCTTTTTCATCCAAGATTTCAAGGAGACGCCCAAGTGCTTTATTGATATGCTCATTGAATACCTCTTCGCTTTTATTTCCATCGTATATGTCTCTGAATGCTTCACTCAGTTCCTTACATAGTACATCCTCAACGGGAACAAATTTCTGACCTTCGTACATTTGCGTGTAGACTAATTCTATGTAGTTTTTGGGCGGATTGCGTCCTTCAATACCCTGAAATCCCTTGAATGATTTTACATCTTTGCCCTCTTTCGCAACGTTCCACGCAATTCCTAAATTTCCGTGAACAATAGTTATGACAGTTAATACGAATTTTACGCATTCAATATACGCAACATCGGGGCTTCGTTCATCCCACTCAAATATATGAATAAACCCCTTTTCTGGTGCGTACAACGCTTCAAAAAAGGATACATCCGCACTTGGAACACCCTTACCTTCTGACACGTTTAAAATACGTTTTATATCGTGTTTGCTTGTTATTATTTCCTGTAAGAAAGGAATAAGTAAGTGTAGAATCTTCCGTCCTGCTGTATGGTGAAATTCGGGTATAAGAATTACATCGACGTTCGATGACGCCATTCTATCTGTACCTTATAGAAAATTTGATGTGTTGTTCATCTGTTATCTACACGATTACAATGGGGTCTTGTACAAGTGTACAGAACTCGGAGTTATCCTATGTATCAGTATCCTTTCAGCCGACCTTTTCACATCCAACAGCCTCTCAATCTATGGAAGTTCATAGTGTAACATTTACGGATGTTTGGAACGCAATGAATGATTGGAATATGAACAATACCGAGAACGAACATCTACGCAATGTATTGCACACCTACATGAAACAAAATGTATGTATTGATAAATATTTCGTTGTTATCTATCGAAACCGTGTATGGAAGTTTCACAGTGTCTACAATGATGGCGTTGAACAATACCGTGTTGTAACGATTACACCGCCTAAGCGATGAGAGATATAGTCTAAAATCGAGATGAATGATATGTACTATGTACAATGAATGCATACATAACATGTCAGGAAGAACTGTGGGAGGCTGCGGCGAATTTGGGCGAGTCTTGGGAACGAATCGTCTACTTAAAAAACGTGATTCATCCTCTCCTTTATAATCCTATGAATTTATCATTGTCGGATGAACAACATCCAGCAAATTTATATGGGCTTGCTGGGGATTTAGAAGGGAATATTTCACGCATGTATGAGAAAACCAAAGATATTGTTTCAAATGATGGCAATTACAATGAATACTCGAACTTCTTACAAAAATTATTCACAATCGATGATTCTGATTCCGACGATGAACTGGAAGGGTCTATGTTTTATTATATGGCAGCATTTATCACAAAATATATGGAGTATATTGCGACTCTACACAACGAAGGTCAAGCGAATGGAAATAATAGTGATAGCGACTAGGATAGGATAGTTGGAAAAAATTGATAACAGAAATACCTTTTTTGCCGCATGTGTGCTTTACAACTGTTTAAACCTTTCTTTCCTTTCTTTCAAATATGTCTTCCTTTCCGCCTCTCTTTGGTGATTCCAAGCTCGGCAAGTTCAAGAAGTGGACGATCTCGGTGGAGGATCGTGCCGGTGTGGGTGTGGTGATTACGTCGCATGGCTATGAGGGCGGCAAGTTTCAGGTGAATGAGCGGCTCGTGGAGAGCGGCAAGAACCTCGGCAAGAAGAATGCGACGACGCCGGTGACGCAGGCGATTTCGGAGGCTCAGGCTCTCTGGAACAAGAAGAAGGACGCTGGCTATTCTGAGACGTCTGCCGCGACTAGCGCCGCTGCGACTAGCGCCGCTGCGACTAGCGCCGCTGCGACTAGCGCCGCTGCGACTACTGATGCTGCAGTCTCTGCTGCGACTGTGGCTGTTCCGCTGCCCATGCTCGCCCAGGACTTTAATAAGCGGGGCAAGCACATTGCGTTCCCGTGCTTCGCACAGCGGAAGCTGGACGGTGTTCGGTGCGTGGCGATTGCGGGTCGCGGGCTCTTCTCACGGAACGGCAAGCCGTCGTCTCGCCACCTCACGCACATTATGACGGACATCAACCGTCTGCCGGCGGGCACCGTGCTGGACGGCGAGCTGTACTCGGACGACCTGACCTTTCAGGAGATCGTCGGCCTCGTCAAGAAGGACACGCTCCGTGAGGGCGATGCGGCAAAGATGGCCAAGATCTACCTTTGCGTGTACGACACGATCCGTGAGGGCACGAACGCTGAGCGTAATACGTGGCTGTCGAACCTCTTCACGACGACGACCTTTACGGGTCTGCGGCTGCTTCCTACGGCCGAATGTGCGTCGCTTGACGATGTCAAGACGCTCCATGCGTCCTATGTTGCGGAGGGCTACGAGGGGCTCATTCTGCGAAACAAGAGCGGCCTCTATAATGTCGGCTTTCGCTCTGCGGATCTCCAGAAGTACAAGGAGTTCGAGGATGCGGAGTACCCTGTTGTCGGCTTTAAGGAGGGCGACGGCCTTGAGAAGGGCTGCGTCATTTGGATGTGCCGCACCAAGGACGGCAAGGAGTTCGCTGTGCGGCCACGTGGAACGCGTGAGGATCGCTGTGCGGCGTTTCTCACGGGTGCTACGATGATTGGTCAGCCTCTGACGGTTCGCTACCAGGAGCTGACCACGGACGGCATTCCACGGTTCCCTGTTGGCATTGCGTTTCGGACGTACGAGTAAATACGAACATAAAACTAAAAAACACAAAAACTAAAAACCCAAAAAATTTTTCATTCCTGTTATTCATATATTTTTGTCGGCTTCGGAAATCCATTAAATTCCGACGCAGTCACCGTTGTATAGGCTCCCATATCTGGAATGCGAAGAACATCGCCGACATCTACGTCACGTAGAGGAATATCGTCGCCAATACAATCTCCAGAATCGCATGTGCGTCCAAAGATAATTGTAGGCCGTTGTGGCGTATCCGTAAGTATTGTCTGCTCAAACTTAGGTGTTTGATGGTCAAACGGAATATTTGAGAAGGAACCGTACACCGATTCGTCAATTGTGATACGCCATTTCGGATCATTGTCCTTTTTCGGCGGAGGATATACGGGTTTCTTTCCAATAACCGTTGTGTATAGAGTGTGTGTAGGAGCGACTAGGAAACGCCCTGGTTCCGCAATCATACGCACATGCGGAAAGTGCTTTTTCTGCGATGTTGTCACATGTTCAGCGACGGCTCGGAAACTGTCCTCGTCCGGCAAGAATCCGCCGCCAATATCAACGGTCGTTGTTTTAAATCCATAGTCTTTTGCGATATTTGAAGCCTCCTTACACATATCAAGTGCTTCGCTGTATTGGTTAGGTTGTTGGCATTCGCTGCCAACGTGAAAGCTAAATCCCGCAATCGTTTTGTGAAGACGTTTCGCCGTCTTACATATCTCAGGCACCCATTCCAACGGTGCTCCGAATTTCTTACCGAACGGTTGTTTGCTTCCCGTATCGGATACAAGCAGACGTATCAATACGCTGCCTTTCCATGTGTGGAGTTTGTTCATCTCTTCCACAGAGTCTGTCACTGTAACATCTATTCCCTTCGTGTTTGCGATTGTAATATCCTCTTGTTTCTTACAAGGTTGTGCGTAGATGATGCGATTCGGCTTTACAAGCGGTAAAACCTCGTCGATTTCGCGGATGGAAGCACAGTCAAAGTGCATGACCGGATGAAGTTCCGTCATCCATTTCATTAGCTGTGTATCGTTGTTACATTTTACAGCATAATGAGGAGTGACGGTTGGAAGATAGCGTTGCCATAGCGTGATCTGTTTCTGGAGAGCGAGACGAGAGACTCGAAAATAGGATAAGGTCAGTGTATTGATGGGTAGGATGTATAAAATAATTTCAATGTCCGGAACTCATATCATTTTTTAGGCCGAATAAAATGCCCATCGGTCTAACTTTTATGTTTAGAACGCCGCTCATTTAGAATCCGCACGGGTCTAAACAATTTGTCTGATTCGTAGAAATGTCTGCGGATAATTACAAACACTAAAAACATCTTTTTTTATAGCTAATGTCCGTTGAAAACTTTACTAATCTTATTCCTCAATATGACCGTGTACCAAATTTCTTAACAATAAATCCAACGAATGGTACTATTTATGTTACAAATAGAACAACTATAGGAGGCCGATGTTATTTAAATAGTTGTGCGAATGATGGTTCCAATTCACCATTTAGTGTTGTTTTATTAAATGATAAATATGTCACCACAAATATTTTAGCTACATTTTGTACAGTTAGTGGTGCTGAATCAGGTCTTTATGTAATTCCTTTAACATCTAGAAATATGTATCAGGTGAAAGTAGATATTCCATATTCAGCAACACAAATCATTGGTCCCAATGCGGATGGCACTTTCCAATCCGCACAATGTTTTGTCTTTGAGCCAAATACTAGAAATGTTCTAATCGGTGGTAATAATACAAATGTTATTTACTTGTATGAACTAGTTTTGCCGGCGAATACTTATGTAGAATCACAAATTACATTAACTCTAAGTTCAGTCGATTACCAACCTTTAATTCTTGTTTTTGGTAAAGACAACACAGAATTATACGCCCTATGTCAAACAAGTGATAGTAAAAAACATATATTACTCATTCGTAATCCACTAACTCCAGATACACGTACAATTTCTATATATGCGGCTGATGTTGGTGCGTCAGCATATTCCATTGCGTATGATAATAATTTATTCTTGTCTCTGAATAATAATGGTAACCAAGTTATAGTAAAAGTATCAAATCAAGGTATTGGTTCTGCAATATGGGATCCTACTGTATCTGGTCGACCTCAATTAATCTCAGATGCAAACAATAATATGGTATTTTATAATGGAGATTTGTATTTTCTAACTACTGGTAGATATATAGCACGTGCGTCTTATAGTCTGTTTCCTGTGTGTCTTACCGAAGGTACGCAGGTTCTCACACCTAAAGGCTACGTCCCCGTTGAACAGTTGAAGAAGTATGACTATATCACCACGGCCGATGGTCGTAACGTTACCATCAAGCACGTCCATCACTCCCAACATTTCAATGCGGGTGAAATGGAGGCTCCGTTCTTGGTGCCTGCGAACGCTCTTTCGGAGGGCGTGCCGTTACACGACGTGAAACTTTCGCCGGATCATTTGGTGCTGGTCGGCGACGATTGCTGGCTATCGCCCCGTCATATGGCTAAGCGTTCTGACAAGGTTGTTCAGTACAGCCTTGGCGAAACCATTCAGTATTATGCGATTATGACAGCCAACTATTTTGAAGACAATCTTGTGATTGAGGATGGCGTAGTTGTAGAATCGTACGGCTACCGTCGCACGGTATACGACGAGGCGGTAAAGGCGTTCCGTCGTGTTGCGGAAGAGAATGTGACGACGGAATAAAGAGTCATTGTATTTTTATACCCATAAATATTTCAAATGTTTTAGGGTATACTGTTATAAACTTAATTTAACGACGCCTGTTCTTGCGTGTCTTATTCTTGCGGGATTTTGTGGATGTATTGCTTGATGTATTGTTCGGCGTGAAAGACGAATTCAGTTTCTTTGCCGCATTTACACCGGCTTGACGAATATTTCTTGCCATCTTTGCGTTCGACGAGTTGTAATTCTTCGCAACAACATTGTACTTGCGGTAGACATTCTCCGGGCGACCGGCTCCGGCTGCTGCAGATTCTTCAATCATTTCCAGAATCATAGCAAGGCTGCCTTCACGCACGTTGGTGCTATTGTTGCTAGAATTGCTTGACGCATTGTTATTGTTGTTATTGTTGTTATTGTTGTTATTGTTATTGTTATTGTTGTTATTGTTGTTGACGTTGATTCCGGTATTATTCGAGTAAATGCTCATCTCTCTACAATAAACTCTGGTTTTTTTCTCGTCCGGATTTTCTCTCCGAGAATCTTTGTGCGGTTTTTTTTACGTTTTTCAAAATGGAATATATATACAGATACACAATGCCAGACCCAATCGTACAATTGAGTGTAGGGGCATTTGCCAGCCAGAATCCCAATAATTCTGCAATTACGAATTCTCCAACAACCGTATTTTTAACGCAACAACTCAATGGAAATGATTTCGAACTTCTCTCATTGGATGGTACATCAGATACGCCAGTAGGTGCTCAGTCTGTTACTATAACTAATAAGAGTGCGTTGAATGGATTAACTTCACCATTGATTGGCACGAATCCTAGATCTGGTACCCTAAATTTTGTTAAATCGGGGGCATCATCAAGTGAGTTATGGTCTTTTCAACCTGTAGGTGGTACTAGTCTAACACGAAACACGTTTTCTGGCTCTACGGAGGACCCCGACTTGTCAGGCAATGTAATTTCGTTCGCAATTGCCCCAGTGGACATAACCTTATTTACTGCAACCTCGTCATCAGATTTAATTGATGTTTATACTTCATCTAGTGCGAATAATTATGCCTATAACCAAACATTCGGGCTTTCAATTAATGGTACGTCATATAATCCTATACAACTCGTTTTTGGCAAGGATGCGTCCGAGCTATTTGCTTTATGTCAATTAAACACAAATGCAAAAGTCCATGCTATTCTTCTTATAACAAATCCATCTACAACGCACGTTGTATCTATGTATGTAGATAACCTTCCTGAAGAAACCTTTTCAATCTCCTATAACTCTTTTAATAATCAGATCTTTATAAGCCAGAATGTTGGTGGCACACAGATAGTAACAGATAAACGTGGGAACGAGATGGTAAACCCCCCTGGATCATCTCCAAATCTTGGTTTAGTCAATAACGTTTATAATACAATGCTGTTTGATTTATCTGGCAATCTGTTCTATCCAACTCGTACTTTCTATATGGCAAAAGCCTCCAAAACTCTGTTCCCTGTCTGCCTCACCGAAGGCACACGTGTTCTTACGCCCAACGGATACATTCCCGTTGAGCAGTTGAAGAAATACGACTACATCACCACGGCGGATGGTCGTAACGTTACCATCAAGCACGTCCATCACTCCCAACATTTCAATGTGGGTGAAATGGAGGCTCCGTTCTTGGTGCCTGCGAACGCTATTGGCGACAATATTCCTCTCCACGATGTGAAACTTTCGCCGGATCATTTGGTGCTGGTCGGCGATGATTGCTGGCTATCGCCCCGTCATATGGCTAAGCGTTCTGACAAGGTTGTTCAGTACAGCCTTGGTGAAACCATTCAGTATTATGCGATTATGACCGCCAACTATTTTGAAGACAATCTTGTGATTGAGGATGGCGTAGTTGTAGAATCGTACGGCTACCGTCGCACTGTATACGATGAGGCGGTGAAGGCGTTCCGTCGTGTTGCGGAAGAGGACGTGACAACGGAGTAAGAATATAACTTCCTCCTCCTTCTTAAAATATAATTATAAAATACAGAAAATTTTATAATTGTATGTCAAAAGCACTTCCTAGTTCTCCCTAAACCACGTCGTACGAATCCGAGCAACCACCTCATCCGCCAAGGCCTGTCCTGCAAAATGCGACGACGACGTATGAATACCACCGTATTTGGCCGCCAATCCACAACTGTTTGCCATATTCTTCCACGTCGACCAACTCAGTGTAATATCGTCCTTGGGTACAAGGCCAGGTTGAATTGTGCTTGTGCCCTTGCGGACAATAAATGTTCCAAACGGTTGTTCTTCCGTTGTAATAATCGGTATTGTTTGCGGTGCGAATGGCTGAATTGCGGGTGTAAATCGGGTCGACATAACCGACGCAAAGATTTCCGCAAACGCACTCTGTTCCGAAGGGAAATCAGGGCACGCCGGTGTAATCAGTTTCTGATCATAATAGGGCACCCATTTTCCGCCATCAATATCTCCTTGACTGCTATCCCACGATGTAATTGTATTGTTACTATACAATCTACGAACATCTTGAATGGGGCACGATTGCATATGATTTGACTTCGATGTCCATAATAAACGTGATGCTTCAAACATATTTGTTGCTAATTCTAGACCTGATATAAACAATAGATCCATATTGTTCTCGTCCACTACATTCGCCACGTATCCTCGCCACAACATTGTAAAAAAGCAGGGGAGAGACACGCTTGTTTGTAGCCAGAATTCGACGGACGCCTTCTGGTCGTCCGTTAAGTCTGCTGTAATTGTGAGCAATTCGGCGACTTCAATCGTTCGCTTTCCTTCGCTCGGAAATACTTCGTCGACCTTTGCGAGAATCTCTGTTTCATCCTGAGCCGTGAAGGTCGCACTTCGCACGGTTCCCCAATCATATGTGACAAAGGGATATTGTATGCCTCCTACAATTAAGGGTGTCCATTTTGTTGGTTCATAGAGTTTTGTCATATCTTGTTTCATAAACGTATTTAAAAACATTTGTTTATTTGGGAGACTACCCATCGACGGTGGTGCGGTCGCAAACACACTGTTATCGGCTTGGCGACCTTCATACCACCCTTTCCAATGTAACATCCAACCATTCCAGTTTCCTAAATTACTTATACGTTGCCACTCTACGATTTGCTCCTCGTGCGAGATTCGCATCATTGTACGCTCGTTTTCCAACAATGTATTCGGCTTGAACGTGGGGACGAAATTTGGCATTATATACACGAGCATGTGAACAATCCAGGATTGTATATCGCGCGGCTTTGTAAGAGGATAATGTAAATCCCAATTCCAGTTATCATTGGTTCCTTTGATTTGCGTAGTTTCACGGATCCAATTGTAACCAGACGAAACTGTAAAGAACCATATGTACATTATGCGGGATGCTTGCGTGGGAGCGAGTCCGTTTGTCACCGTTGTCCTCACGACTTCTTCCAAACATGTGAATAGAATTGTGTTGATGGTATTGACGAACCAATTCGAGGGTGATGTATACACAACGCCCGCATCCTGAAGATTGGTGGCTCCCTGAATATACATATCCACCGATGCGATTGTTTCCTCGTCTTCCTCTGTATTGTCAAGCGTAATGTCGATGGGTTCCATCTGGAGTTCTTCTTCGGGATCGTGATGTATCGTATCTGTAACAATTTGTTCAGGTGGAGGCATATGTTGAGGTTCCGATGGAGATTGTTGCGACGATGCGGCAGGCTCTGCGACAGGCTCTGCGACAGGCTCTACAACAGGCTCTGCGGCAGGCTCTGGGGCAGGCTCTGCGACAGTCTCTGCGACAGGCTCTGCGACAGGCTCTACAACAGTCTCTGCGGCAGTCTCTGCGACAGTCTCTGCGGCAGTCTCTGCGACAGTCTCTACGACAGTCTCTGCGACAGTCTCTGCGACAGTCTCTGCGACAGTCTCTGCGACAGTCTCTGCGGCAGGCTCTACGACAGTCTCTGCGACAGTC